GATAATTGATCAGCAGTCATTCCTACAGCTTGTGCTAAAGCTTCTTGTTGTAAAACATTCATTTGAGAAAAATCACTAAAATCTCCTATTTGAGTATTTAATTCTTCTGCTAATCCTGTTAAATCTCCATTTAAGGCTAATAATCTTGCTCTTTCTAAATTAAGTTGCCTTCCCGTAAGTAATTCTGCTTCTAATTCATTTGATATAGATGATTCAAAATCTAATAATTGTTTTCCAGCTGCTGCTAACTGGTCTAATTCCATACCTAAAGCTTTTGCAGTAGTTACTGCTTCTGCTATAGCTTCAGCTGAACCCCCCAATTGGGCCCTAAGTTGTCCTGAAACTTTATTTGAAGCTTCTAAAACACCTTTTAAACTTATACGAGTTCCTCTTTCTGTGTTTACTGCATTTACAACATCCGTTTGATTTTGTAGTGCTTCTTTACTTGTTTCGCCATTAATTCTTGCAATGGAAGCTAAGTTAGCTGCAGCTTCAACTGTAAGTATTTTTGCATCTAATATTTTAGTTGTTGTTACTAATGTTTCAGTTTCAAAAACTAAAGCAGTACCTAGGGCATCATTTAATTCTTGATTTGCTTTTAATATAGCTTCTGAATTTACCCTTAAATCATTTGAAGAAGCTGCTATTAATGAAAATTCATTTCTAATTTTAAATGCTTCAGTACTTGAAACACCTAAGTTTTTTCTAATATCAGTTATTTGTTGATTAGCTGTAAATAAACTTTTACCTAAAAATACAAGTAACAGCTTACCTATAGACCCATCAAATTCTTTTACAGCAGCAGTAAAAGCTTCAGTTGATGTTTTACCTGCTAATAAAGCTTTTTTAGCTGTAGTTTCTGCTTCTTTAAAAGGTCCGGCAAAAGCTTTTAATCCTGGTATAGAACTAACAAACTCATTAGCTCCTTTAAAAAATTGTACATTACTATCTAATTCTGCAGCGGCTCGTGCTGCTTGATCATAAAAACTAGCTAGTCTTTCAGCTTCTCCAGCAGCTCTTCCTAAATTTTCTGCTTGTCTTTCTAATAATACTTTAGTTTGACCACTAGATGTTTTAGCTCTATCTGCTAGTACTCTTGCTCTATCTGCTAATGTAATAGAATTACCACGTAATTTATTCCCTGCCTCAACTAATTTATTTACTTTACTAGTTCCATCAGCTAAACCAGCTATATTTTTATTTAGACTATTAACTGCCCCTGCTCCCTCACGAAGAGCATCTTTAACATCTTTTCCTAATTTATTAGCTACCCTACTCAGTAATCTATCTAGATCTTGAGCTGCGTTTCTAATTTCATTAAATATTTTACCAGATTCTCCTGCTTCTCTACTTATTCTTTCTAAATTATCTGGATCAAACTCGTTTCCGTTAGCCATAATATATTATTTTACTATTATAAATATAAAAAAAGAAAAGGTATCTATGATACCTTTATCTTAAAAATTATAAGTTGACGAAGGGTTTATGTTAGGCCCTGTTGGCATATTTGAAGATTGGGGTTTATTTTTATTTTTTATTTTTTCCATTTCTTCATTTTGCTTTTTATTATGTTCATTTATTTTTTGAACATGATATCTTCTCATCCAAATTGGCATGTTATATACTTCTGAGTGTAAAAATCCACCACCACCATGGTACACCAGATCATGAATTTGGCTAAATAAAAGATTTCTATATTGTGGCGTCAGGCCAAAAAAAGTTAAGAGTAATGGGTATTGGTAATGTAACGAAGTCCCCATTTTTTTCTTCGTATTCAAAATTTAAATTAACATCTGGTTGCATTTCTCCTACGTAATTCCTTAAAGCTCGTGCATCTCTAGCTAATAATTGAGTATCTACAAATTCTCTAATAGTTGATTTTTCAAAATTACCATTTACTGATGTAATTAAATGTTTAAGTCTTGTTGATAGTTCGGGAGAACTATTTTTATTTAATCTTTTAAGACCTTTAACTTCATTCTCTATAGCTTTTTCATCACCATGATTTAATATTTTAAAAGTAACTGGTGTTTTAGATGTAGGTAATGTAAAATCAAATTTATTTTCTCTATTAACTACTAATTTTTCATTAAAAGGTTTATCTTCTACAGTTGTTAAATCTATTTTAATAGTTTCTCCTTTATAATCAAACTCATAATCTTTACCATAACCCAAGATACGAGCTGCTACTAATATAGCATTTTTATCTCCTGTTACTAATTCATTATAGTCAATAGGTGTTACAATAAGTGATTGTAATAATTTATCTATTACTGTTCCTTTTTCTATAAAATTTTGGTTTGTAAGAATATCTTCTTCTCTAGCTGTCATATATTTCATTTTAATGACTCCTTTAGATAATGGAGAAGATTCTGGATAAATTAAACCTTTTGAAGGTAATGTAACTTCCTCTGTGGGAAATTGTTGTTGTTGTTCCATAACGTTATTATTTTATTTAAAACTAGTTCGGATATACATATATGTAAGAAAAAAGAAAGCGCCAAAAAGGCGCTTTTTCTTTATAAAAAATTTACTATTAGTAATTTAAGATGGCGTAATCCATTACTATAGTCATTGAAATATTTGCTGGTGTATCTGAAGTCCAATCCATATCACCAAAATTAGCATTTTGACAATAAGCACCTTTAAGGATCCATTCTTCAACAATATCTCCTACAGGACCTAATGTATTTATTCTAATATCTTTTTTATAAAAATCAGAATAACCATCTCTACCTGTAACGGATTCGTGTCCTAATCTTACCCATTCCATTACTGCTTGCGCACCTGATGGGGTTACTGGATCATATAAATCACATGTAATATTTTCCCAGTTTGCTTTTCCTTTAATTTTTCTTTTCACATTGATATGATCAAGAACTACTTCACCAAATGTTATATTTGGTCTTTGTATTTTCTTAATAAGGTATGCTGGGATTCCATCAATAAACATTATAAACCTATTTTGTAATTTAGGTTCAAATGCTGTGAACATAGTTTCGTTAGTATCTAATATTGCCATCTTTATATTATTTTATTGTTTTGTTATAAATATAATGTTTTTTAACTTTTATGAATCAAATGTTGCTCCTGTTGGTAATACATTAAAATCTAGTATAATAAATTCTGCTGTTTTAGTTGGTTGTAAGAAAATTGCTCCTACTAACTGATTTCTGTCAATTTCAGCTGCTGTATTATTATTTTCATCCATTTGTACTCTAAAGGCAAATAATCCTTGTCTTTGTTGTACTGACTCTAAATATGGATTTACTATATTTAAGAATCTATTTCTTGTAGCTTGTGTATTTTGTTCAAATACTAAGAATCTTGAAGAGCTTGCAATAAATTTCTTAAGTGCTATTAATAATCTTCTAACATTAATTCTATCAAGCGCTGAAGCTTTTTCTTGTAATGTTTTCTGACCCCAAATACAAACTCCCGATGCTGGGAATGTAGCAATTGGGTTAATTTTAGCATCGTATAATTTATCTCTTTCAGATTGATTTAATCTTGTTTTAGCTTCTAATACATTTCCTAATACACCTCTATTTAAACCTGCTGGTGCAAACCATTCTGCTGCAATTGCATCTGAAGCTGCTATAGCTCCTGGTACTATTACTGATGGTGGTACTAATACTGGTTTATTTATTGAAGTATCTAATACTTTAACCCATGGATAATAAACTGCGGCATAGTTAGTATCTAAACCACCTACTTCATTTACTGCTGAGTTTACTGAAGTATTATACTGAACTAAATCCATTACAAAGAATGCATCACCTCTTTCTTCTACCATATCAATTGCTCTATCTGTTACTGAAGAGTGTCTTTGTTTAATTACACCTGGTAATGCTAACATATTAATATCGTATTCGTCTTGGTTTGAAAGTATATCTAATGCTTTTTTATATGCTTTAAATCCTACAGCATTTGTAGTACTTAAATCAAATCCATATAAGTTAGTACCATCTTCATAGCTAGAATGTAATGTACTTTCGTTTCCTATAAATTTAACTCTATGAGTTGGTATACCATCTGTACCACCTTGGAATGGTACTGAGAATTTTAACTGATCAGCTGTTGGTCCTGTTAATCCTGTTGTATCTAATGTAGTTGCTAATGAACCCGAGAATAAACTTGAACTTGGATGGCCATTAAAATCTTCAACATTAAAT